CGGCGCTATTCGCACGCCCGCTGATGCAGCTGCCACTGCACCTAGCGAGGCACCAGTCCTCGAAGCGGTGGATAGATCCACGCTTTTACCACCCCCCCAACCGAGTAGTGGTCTTGAGGCCATGGATCCGTCTATGGTAACGAGGCCTTCTCGCTCAAATACATGGGTACCCACAAGTACCCCAGGTACTCCACGTTCGCGACCTATGAACGCGGCTGACTTGGAGAGGACACTCGATACTGCGGCTTCTGCCAAAGATCGAGCGGACGCTCTCGTAGATACCCTGACAGGATATACACGCGGCTTGGGTAGCCTTGTCGCGTTACCATTTTATTTAGGGTACTATTTTACCAAGTGGTGCTTACACTCAGTGTGGTACTACATATTGTTCGGATGGTTCTTCAGCTGGGCATATACGAAAACGGTTGGTCGTGCAGTTTGGCATTATGTTCAACTGCCAATTTTTCGATTTCGGCTTGCACTGGCGGTTGGAGCAGGCGCTACGGGTTACGGCGCGGCCAAGCTTTACGCATGGCAGCGGCCTGGGCTCAGACGTCAGAACCTCACGGCAGATTCTTTTGCTAGGGTTCTACGTTTTGTCAGCCTGTTTACTGCTATTGGAGCTACTGTTGCTATGCTACCAGGCATGGATTTGGATAGTATTGGTAAAATGATCTCAAACGTTAATGCTTTTCACTCACTTTGGCGCTGGCTACGGGCAGAAGACCAGGAGATTGAGAGAGAACTTGATAGGGAGACAAGGTCCACGTATGTACCGTTTGATGGTGCGGGAGGTGAACTGAATAATGGAAGAGTCGATGGTAATCGGCAGGGTTTGGGAGCACACAGCGCTGACCCCAGCAATGGTGATCCTAACTGGTTTAAGCGACGCTTAAATGCGCTCCGAGACATGGCCCTTAATTGGGGCCCTGAGGTTGGCATCGTGGCGGTATCCTTTGTTGTTGGATTCTATTTTGGTTTGCCTTCGGAGACAGATCATTTGAAGGATAAAGCAGCTAAGAAGGGGATGTGTTACCATCACACCAATTGCCCAAAGAGTAAGCGATCGAAGATTGCGAACTGTAATAAGGCATGCGGTGGTACTGATTGCCGTCATCACGGTAAGTGCAAGTACTCCAAAGAAGCTTGTGAGGCTAATGCCAAGCAATGCCTACATGGCGATGATTGCCCGAAGAAGATGAAAGATTCTCTCTTTGATTGCAATAAAAAATGCGGCGGTGCGAACTGCATGCATTTCGGATCCTGTACGGTTTGCAATGACGCGCCCAAAGCGCCCGGTATCGACGGGCCGCCAGGTATGAAAGTACAATCCGACGGGAGCTCATCGAGCACCGCCGGTAGTGCATCTACTGGAAGTAAAAAGCGTTGGGATGACGATCGCGCAAGCGACTTTGATGATGATCGTGATTACGGTAACGACTACGACGATGTCCGAACGGAAGTCGCCGAGGGAGTTGCTAAACCTAAAACATCGTCATGGGCCGACTCATTCTTTTCATTTTTCGGTCTCAAAGCAACTAAGAGTAAGACCAAGGTTGCTGATGGCTCTGTGAAGAAGAAGAAGGCTCTCAAAACAACGGATACTGCACCTAAGGGCGGTAAAAAGGTCAAAATCGTTACCAAGAAGCAGGACGATGAGGTTACCAAATCCATTGTCCCTTTTGTTAAGGTACAGCAAGGAGAACAACACGAAAGTGCTAAACAACCATCCGTTGCTGACACCCCAACCCCAAAGGTTAAGAAAGTAACTGTTGATTTTGAGAATATTCCTGGGCCAGTTCGAGAGTTGATGGACAAAAAATACCCTGCCCCATGGGACAAGGTTAAATTGTCTGAGGACGATCAATTCTCGTTTGACTTATGCAATGCTATGCTGAATATCTTTAATAAGAAGTTCCAGGAGCATCAACAGGAGGTGAACGAGCCTGTTGAGACAGCTTCATCTGAAGATATGTCGGAAACTGGGTCCGTGGTCGAGGAGGATATTTCTGAATCCCTTGAGGATCAGGAGGAACTCCAAGCGAACTATGGAAACTCTTACCGATGTGCGTGCGGATCAAAAACGCATAAGATTGAAGACCATGTCTGCAAGAAGTGCAAGAAGACTGGACATTTGCCTGCTAATTGTCACAGTCCAGCGGTTGGGAAGGGCCAACCTGCTGCTCCGGCCAAGAAGGCTGCCCCAAAGAGTGTTGCTCCGAAGGCTGCCCCAAAGGCCCTTGAGGTTCCACCACCAAAAGCGAAAGCCAATGGTAAGGTGGCGCCAAAAGCCCCTTTGCCCCCCCCTCCCCCGAAAGGAAAGGGACCAAAACCACAACTCCCCCCGGCAAAACCTGCCGCAAAGCAGGTTGCTGACGTGGGAGGTGTTACCCGGGAGGACGGTTCAAATGAACTTAGTGACGAAGCTCAGTGGACGAAATTGTGTTTGGATATCGTAGATCTTCAAGGAAACTTGCAGAATATTGCGAAACAATTCTTACACAATGCTAGTCCACTGATTCCCGCTAATGTGGCTAAGGGTGACTTGAAGATTTCGGGTCCCGCTGGTGTTGCTACTGGGCATCGAGTACCTGGCGGTTTGTTGACGATCGGTCATGCAATTGATTCGAAACCCTTAAAGGTTGGTCAGTTGGCGTATAAAGTCAGTGCTTTCCACGAGTTCTCTGGAACGAAAGTGGACTTTGATATCGTGCTTTATGTACGCGATGTTATAGTTAATGGCATTGCGGATCAAGTTGTTTTGTTGAAACCTGTGAAAGGGCAGGAAACGGCATGGCAATCTATCCCGTGTATGCAAGTTATGGCCTGGACTGATATACCTTCCGGTGATTGGGCGAAAGGCGTTCCCATCGTAATAAGTGGATATCCTATGGGAGTCCATAGTCACGCAGCGGGGATTGCTCACACCAACATTGCGAAGATTAGCACTAATTATGGCTCCAGCGGTGCGGGCTGGCGATTGCTAGATCGCGCCTCTACTCCAATTGTCGGGGTTCACCTTGCTGGCAATTCGAAGGCTGGTAATCTGTGCGCACCAATTACCAATGCCGATCTGCCTTTTTTAAAGGGGCAGACGGGGGGAAAGCAGTAATGCAACTTCCCTCGTGGGAGAATATGGTTTGCTCTGATACCCAGTTCTCTCTCCCAACATATAAACAGAGCAAGTTTGTTCGTTCGCTTGGTTTCCTAGAGCGGACTGATAGTTTGCCAGTTACGACGGAAGGGAACTGGAGCGTTGAAGCTAATGCTGAGCGGATTGTGAGCAAGATGGCCCCGGACTATGAGCCGACGGCGTACGCTATTGCCACTCCATCACACTTTAATGTTCTAGAATCTTTCCGTAAGTATGACAAATTAGACGTCTATCCTGAGATGCCAATTGTTGTTCGTATGAAAGAAGAAGTATTGCCCGTAGTTATGGAATTTTATGCCCCTTTATGGCGCCAATGTCGTGTCGTGAGTTTGGACGAGTGTCTTTACACACCTGACACTTCCCCGGGTCCAGTTATGAAAATGGCCGGTATCAAAAAGAAGAAAGATGCGCGAATTCGTTTGCACAAACATATTCTATGGTACACGGATACTGGATACCAGGTGGCGTCTACCCCTCTGTACAAACAGAATGGGAAGATTGAACTCTTAAAGGAGAAGAAAATACGAGATGGTGTGGCTGGCATTAGAGGCTTCACCGTCCCCCCAATGGACGAGGTATTACTTCAATGTCGGTATATGCAAGATTTAAATCTTAAGATCGATATGATGGGTGCTGACTTGACAAGCGATTGCTATAGTCTCGTTGGTGCTAATCTACGCGAAGGCGGCTTTGTAAGACTCATGAATCACCTTGGTGATCATGCAGTACATGGCGGAAAGTTGTGGAAAGGTGACGTCGTCCGAATGGACGCTTGCGAAACTGAGATGCTTCTTTTCAATTGCCGTGATTTCAGAGCCAAGTGCCACGATAACCAAAGCGTCCCTGCAGAGGTTTTCGCGCAAACTACCGAGCATATATACAATAACATGATCAGAACCGTGACCTTGCTCCCGAATGGACAGGTCGTCGTGAAGAAGACTGGTATGCCCTCTGGGGCGTATCCAACCTCGAACGATGGTACGTTTGTTCATGAACAAGTTCTTGCATGGCACTGGTTGCGTACGACGGACAAACCCGTATCGCAGATGCCCGTTCATGTTAAAGGAAAATTATATTGTGATGACCATTTATGCGCAGTCGATGCTACGTATGAGCATGTCGCGGACTACCGAGAACGCGCCAAATCATACTCCCAATTGGGACTCATGTTATCGGCGGATGACGATGAGGTAAGCGAAACCCTCGAGGGCATGTCATTACTTGGAGTTGAATACCGAAACGGTCAACCTGTGCCTGCTCGCGTACAAAAGTTCTATCATGGTTTGACACGGCCTGATGGTCCACGCGATGTAAACACTACACTTCAACGTGCGGTATCCTTTATGGATAATGCTGCGTTTGATGATAAATTATTCGCGATTGCTAAAACGATCGCGGATGATTCGATCAAACGTGGTGCGAAGTGGTTAGTAGGACAGGATGACGATTGGTATCACGTTCCGTCGCAGAGAGAGTGCCAAAAGCGCTGGCTTGGTTTGGAGTCATCGAGTCATTACGGTAGATCTATTAATTTAGCTGCCCAAATTGTTTCTTTCGAAAAGAAGAGACTTCACGATATTCTAGAAGCTAGTCACTTGGTGCCCTTTTTGCACTGAGCGTTGCTAACACGAGGAACACCGGTGATTGGACCCGCCGACTGATAATCGGCGCAGTGTGTGAAGTGTGTGCAGACTTCAGTGTGATATGTAATTGACCGCCAGCAAGAGCTCCTCTACTGGCGAAAATTTTGGCGCCCGCCAATGCCAAAGACGCAAAATGGAAAAAGCAAACCTGCCAAACAACCAAAACCAGCAAGTGGAGGCCCTAAGCACACTGCAAAATCAGCTCGAAAGGCTGCAGCTACAGCTCAGGCAACAGCTGCAAGAGCTATCCAAGGAGAGCGGGACGCTGTCAAAGCAGCAAACCGTTCTCGTTTCGCAGCCGCCACCTCTGGTGGACGGCTTGTCGGGGCAGAAGCCACGGCTATTGCCGCGAGCATCATTGCGCCCGATGCATTTCCGCCGAAACGTTTTCAGGATGGTTATGATGCGGAGCCGACGGCACCGTTTGAACCCAAAACCATTACCGACATCGCGTTCTCCAACGTTGATGTCGGACCTGATCAACTCGGATTCGACACGATGGAGCAGTGGCTCTTTGCGTTCAGGGACCCCAGGCGCGGAGTTATTGTGCAACAACATGCAAATGAAGCCATAACCTACTACAACCTCTATCGACAAGATGGGAATACGGCTGTCACCTTAGGTGCATCCGCTCCTTTCGAGTTCACGAAGGCGTCAGCAGATACTGGCCCACTATTGCATGGCCCAATTCTCTACGGAGGATCCCCAAAAGACGAGGCGTCTGCTGGTGGGTTCTTTCCAATTAGCTACGGTGACGCCGTAGCACAACTTGTTATTGGTGGGTTGCCTGCCTCGACAGTGTGTGTGCTAACGTGTGCCATTAGTGATGGTGATGATGAGTTCGTTCCGAATTCCCTCACCGCCACTTCCGCAGCAAATGGAACTTGTACCTGGACTTTTAACAATGCAGCCCTGGCCAATGATGTTAGTACGAGCTTCACTGGCTATATTCGGCTTGACTATGTTAATCAGGCATCTACTGCTGCTGTATATTACTTAGAGTATGCAAACAACAATGCGTCGTTTCGACATCTCACGCTTGGGTCATTCGAGCAAGTGGAAGGAATTATTGACTCATTCCGCGCAAACGGACTTGGATTGATTTTCACAAACACTGCTCCTGTGCTCTCGCGCAACGGAGATGTTGTCGCGTGTCAGATTCCCAAGTCAATCTCGTGGACGTCGCTCGTTGCCGACGGCTTTATTGGATTGGCGTCTCGACCTCTCGCAGTTTCGATGGATGCAAAGGATGGTCAACAGATTTTCTGGAAACCAACAGCACCGTTCGATATGCAGTTCATTGACGTCACTGATGCGTCAACTGATTCGAACCTTTACTCACTCAACCCGCTATCGGATTATTTAGCGATCTGTGTGCGAATCCCCAAAAAGGATGGGAGAGCGGGTAAGGCCCAGGTTCACTGCAATGCGGAAGGGAGAACGTCATCCCCATGGTTTGGTTTAGTCATGGATGCTCCGGGTGAGCGTGCAGCTTCGGCCGCTGCCATGGATTTTGTGCGATCATCGCCACAAGTTCACGAAAACCCGCTGCATGTACGAGATGCTATTAATTTCTTGAAGAAGAATCGGAGAGGCATTGGTTCTATAGCATCAGTGATTGCTGGTGCCATCCCAGGCCTCTCTCCAATCGCAAGCGCCGTTAATGCTGTTTCGCAGATTTAATTTAAGTACTCTGAGTTACAAAGCGCTACCAACGATTACACATGGTTATCTGTAATTCTTATATTTACACTATCATCAGGACAAATAACAATGCGCTCTGATTAAGTGTGGATTAAAGTTTTAAGGGTACTATGTGGAAAGTTTATGAAATTCGTTGCCTTCGGGCTTCAGTCCAATTATTTGTACCACTTTCGCTAGCGCAACGGACACAACGGTACTTGAGGACTTGTCCTCTCGTACTCGAGTTTTCTGTTGCGCAAAACGTTTGTGTGCAAATAGCGCCAACGGAATTGTTGTTGTGGCAAAATTTTCCCACATGAATTAAATAATTCAGGATGGTTCAGACGATATTACTATGATGATT